AATCACCATATTTTATATTTCTACCCTCATCCCAACATTGAGCATATATTGTATATCCAGTAAGGTTTATAACAGTTCCAGTTGAATCTTTAAAAACAAGTTGCAAAGAAAAGTCTGCTCTTCTTTGTACTGTCATGTTGTATGTGCCGGGTTGTATTGCCATGATTAGGTTTTAATGATGTACATCATAGATACGTTACGAGGTCTTGCTTCTGAGCCTCCAGCATTGTTCTGAGAAATACTAACAGATACTCCTGTAGTTGCAGTACTCATTGACCAGTTAGTACCCGGATAACCTCCAGCACCTCCATAAGGTATATGATGTGGGCCGGGATTTGTAAATAATCTTTTATTATCTACACTTGTAGTATGAACATGACCAGGATCACTTACAGATGCACTAACAGAGTGACCATGACTTAAGTTTGCACTTCCTTGTGGATCATTAATTTCTCTTCCACTATCTACACCTCTACCATGATCGTAACCTCTTACAAATTCACCACGTAAATCTGGCAAATTAAATGTAGAACTACCATTTCCAGAACCATAAGTTATACCAATAAACGCAAATAACGCAGCATATGTTGATCTGCTTACAGCAGCACCATTACATTCTAAATATCCAGTTGGAACAGTTGCTACTGCTACACAAAAAACAGCACCACTAGGAACACCATTAACAATCTGAAAGCTTAAATTACCAGATCCATCAGTTTGTAAAAAACCGCCATTAATTATTGATGAGGGTAAGGTAAGAGCTACATTACTAGATAAAGAAGATGGAGATTGTAAAGAAACAAAAGGAGAACCACTAGTGTCTTGGAACCTTATAGGCAATGCGTTCAACATATCTAAGCCAGCATTACTTATACCAACTCTTTGTGTGCCAGCAGTAGAAAAACCCATTGTGTTAGCACCTGACCTAAAAATTCCGGTATCGCTGTCTCCATCAAAAGATAGTGCTGGGCTACTTGCTCCAGAGCTATCATCTAGTTCTAATGGGCCTGTCAACGTGTCTCCAGCCCTTTTTACAAGTCCTAAATTTGCCTCATCTAAATTTCCAACATCAAAATATGTAGGGGTTGTGCCACCAGTTCCGTCATTTCCTGTAGTTGACCTTATTAATAATTTAGAAGTAGAACTGTCTGCGACAAATTCACATGGTAATATTTGACCAGCTTGTGCTTTAGGCCCAAAATTATTTGTTGCTACCGCAGGGAAGGCATTATTTAAGTCTGACCTTACACCAGCACCCGAACTATTCGCAATATCTTTATCTGCTATTTGTGCCATTTAAAAAATACTTTCCTCCATATTACACCCCTTTACCGTAACCGACAGCTTGGAATGTAAATTTTTTATTTATTGGATTATTTGAACTATCTAATATTTTTATGTTAAATCCTGTACCAGTTACTATGCTCCCTGCTGCATTAAGAAAATCACCATTTGAATCTGTTTTAATTACAAAATATTCTCCAGCAGCAGCACCCATTATTGTAATTCCAAGTGAAGGTTTATATTGACGAAGACCTCCTAAACTAGAAGTACCTACAAAAAATGGTTTTGCAAAAGTTACATCTAATCCGTTAGTCATACTTGATGTGTGATCTAAAGGAAGAGTTGATACACCACCACCTGTTTGATAACTCCTTTCAGTTCTTGACTCAAATGATGCAACAAATCCAGCTTGAATAACATTAATATTATGACCTGTATTCTCAGAAGTTAAATTTAATCTAAATTGGAAGCCTCTCCCTTTAAATGTTCCATTTGCAAAAGTATTAAAATCTGAATATGTTGGTGAGGATGATGGATCTGTTTGAGTTGTTCTGACTACCATCTGAGCATTAACATCTTCAATCGCAGTACTATCAAAATTACCATCTGTTGCATAGTTATCCCAGCCACCTCCAGCAGGTCCACCTAAACTTGGAGGTAGATCTGGAATTTGTGTTTCAATAGTAACCCCAATTTCAACTCCAATGGTTTGTAATATTCTTTTTAAATTAAGAGAAAATACACCACCTAAATCTACTGTATTTTGAAAATCATAAGTACCTGTTAGTCCGTTAGTAGCTGCTGGATTAGTAAGACTTAATACGTTACTTGTAGTGCTTGTGCGAGTCTTAGTACCGGGGAAATTATTATCATCATCTCTTTCTGTAAGGATTGCTTGTGTATCTACCATGTCAGGTAAATCTAGAATTACACTTGTTTCTCCTGTACTAAACCTTTCTCCATCATCTCTAAATTTTAAAATATATTCACCTTCTAAAGCTGGTACAACTGCTTCTGTACTATTACCAGCAGCAGCTTGTACAAGATCTACAGAGTTAGCAAAAGTTCCTGTACCATCAGTCTTATTTGAGTGTCGTATATATACTCGACCTCCATGCAAAACGTCTGCGTCAACTGATTTATCCCATCTTAATCTTACTAATTTATCGTTTACAGGTTCTATCGTAAGATTTTGTACATCATTTGGTACTGCTCTTTTTCCTGTTGCATTAAATTGCGTTGATGATGGAGTTGATGATAACTGTCCAAGAGCATTAAATGAAAACACTTTTATATCATAAATTCCAGCTTGTGTATTCATAATTTCTATGTCTGGCCTAAACACAATTTCAGTTTCCCAGTTTGAATTTTGAAATCTATATTGAACTTGATATTGCGTAACCCCAGCAACAGGAATCCAAGATATAAGTAGTCTATTTATTGCAATATTATTTACAACAATTATTTCTTCTAATATTGGAGTTTTTATAGAAGGTGCTGGTTTTAATTCATTAAGTCTTGATATGTTTCTTGCTGGTAAAGTAGGGAAGTCAACTGATTCTATATTGTCGTACTTGTCAGATCTATAAGCTAATGCACTTACAGAATAATTAACACCATCTTGTTCTTCTACACTTACAACCCTAAAAGTCTGTGGTTCTTCTCCAGTTCCGTCACTTTCTAATAGCCAAATAGAATTTACATTAGGTGTTTCACTTAGTGCGCTTGTAAGATTTATTTTATCCCCAACAACAGTACAAGCTTTTTTTTCAACAGTACCATTTGGCATTATCACACTGCATTCTTTATTAGCACCTCCAAAGGTAGAAAGGTCAGTAGTATCATCAACTGTAATTTGTGTTGTTGTTGCAGCAGCGATACGACCAGATCTTCTATCTCCTTGTCTAACTGGGTCATTTACAGCAATAACGCTCCCTGGCCTTACTATTGCTCCAGCATCCATTGATGTAGAAAAATTTATAACCTCACTTTCCTGTTCTTCCGAAAAGACGATTGCACGAGCCAAACGCTGCGCTTGACCTCTGGAAGTACAACCAAAACTTTTTACTTGTTTATAAACTATACCTAGCTTTGCTCTTCTATTAACTTCTGCTGTACTATTTCCGTCACCATAAACTTCAAAGTCCATCTCTCTTGAATCCATATTAAAGTAACTAACACTTACAACGGAATGTCTTTGCTTAAGACTAGAACCTGTATAGCTAAAACCTTCGGGAGTTACATTAGCCAAACTAAACAAATAACTAGGATCTGTTGGTCTATCTTGAACAATAGAAATAGATCCTTGCGACCATACTGGAATACATCTCATTATTGAGGCTAAATCTTTGATAAGATCAAATGCTTCTTTAGATGACTGTATATTTACATTGCAACTAAATCTTGGTTCTTTACTTCCAAAACCATCATCAAGTAAAGTTCTACCTCCATCATTACCAGTACAATATCTACTAGCAGCAACAAAACTATATAAATCTAAATTCTCATACAATTCAGCATCATTAGCTTGATTAGGAGCTATATGAGTGCCAAATCCGTATCTTTTGGTCGTGAGAAGATCCAGGAGTATCATTGCCGGATCACTACACCAAGTTGCAGCAGCCATTTGTCCGTTGAAAACGTAATTTTCTGGATAGTGTATAAATCCAAAAGTACTGCAAGTTCCTAACCCTAAAGAATCAGCAATGGTTTGATTTGCAACAACAGTTGGAGTTAGTCCATTATTTGTATCAGGGATTCTTACTTTAATTCCTCTAATTCTGTATGCTCTTCTTGGTATTGCACTAAATTGTTCAGAGTCTATTCTTAGTTGTGCATATGCAGAGTCAGGATATGTTTGTGGATCATCTACTATTTCTTGCATCACAGAAACACTAAATTCATCTTTTAAATTATTATTTGTACTATCTGCTGTTACCCGAAGAACTTTAATTGCAGCTTGTGAATATGTTGCTGGTAAATTTACACGATATTCCTTTGAATAAAGATCAGCAGATCTTCCAGTAATAGTTTCTTGAATTTTTGTTTGAAAAGTTCCATTATTAATTTGTAATTGTATTTTTAGTTCAACGCTTGAACCCAATAAATCCCCATTGTCTTCTGCTTTCTGTAATTGAGCAAAAGATATTGTTACTCTAACTGCATCCTTATCAAGAGATATAGCTTGTGTTACTCCACCATTAGCAACAGTACAAACTCTAGGAAAGCCACTTATAGGGCTTGAGTTTACAGGATCACTTGATTCAATGCCCGGTATAACAAGTTGGTTGTTCGTACCATAACGTGCGTCTAATACAACGCTTTGAAAATTAAAATCTGCATCTGTTGGACTGCTGTTACTAGCGTTTTCATTAAGTATTGGTGTGTTATTAAGAAATATATCTTTTTGTGCTGCTGTTAAATAATCAGCAGAACTTTTAGCAATACCAGCTTTTGATGGTGTCGCAAATCCTTCTATCTCGCCTTCCGATAACAAGTCTTGTAATGTCGCAAACTGTTTACTATTTAAAGTGTCAGGCGCACGATACGGAGTAGGAGGAGTAGGAGGGCCACCAGCACCTTTAATAATTTTCTTTGTCATGCAACCACCTGATTGGTATCAACAGAAGCAGAAATCACCACAGATCCGCACACCATTTCTCCATATACAATGGGATGCGCTGTCCCGGCGCGACTAGTATTTTGCACCCCTGAGAAGTTAAAAGATATTCGTGGGTCATCTTCTTGTTCTTCTGGTGTAGGGAGTGGAAATAATATTTCAGAAACTCCATTTAAAACCATCCCTGCACCTATAGCACTAAGAGCCGTACCAATTCCTGTCATTATTCCTCCAGCAGCCAAGCCAGAATAAGTACCGGCTGCTGCACCAAACCCTGCTCCCCCAGCACCTATTGTTCCAAACATACCAGCACCGGGAAATAAGAATGATGCACCAATCAAAGCACCACCTAATAAAATCCTATTAAAGCTACTACCACCAGCACCACTAATGACAGGTACAAAATGTATTTCTGACTTCCCTACAGGATCATGTATTTGATCTTTATCTAATTCGTTACCTCCAACTAATACTTGATAATATCTATTACTCATATATGCTTCTAATTTTGGAAAATTTGTAATTAAAAATTTCACTGCTTCTGCCGTAGTTTTTACAACAGCCTCAAATTCATCTTGACCTAAAAACTCAGCAAGTTCTCCATGTAATTTAATTTTTCTGAGCATAACGATACCTCTTACCAGTACATTTTTGTAACCACTCAGAATATGGCTCTCTACAAGATAGTCTATCGGCTAAATGATGTAAAACCATATCTCCTAAAAAAATAGCTACATGATTTAAAGTTGGATGC